CCAGGTGAAATTGAATCGCAATGAAATCAGATACTCGCAGTATTCTATTCTGTTTCTGATGGTTGCGCTTGAATTCCGAGAGTCCAACGCGGTGGCGTTCGTGGTGTTTTCATCTTTGAGTTTATTTTTTCAAATTTTGAGGTTTCGGATTGATTAAATCGGTGGAGTCGAAGTTGTAACGCCTGAACCGTCTTCTATTTTTTCTTTTGTTTTTATTCAGAATCCAAGTCGAAAAACGACACATCGTCATCGTCTTCAGACTTCTTCTTCGGCTTGATTTTTTCGAGGAACTCTTGGTGCTCGTCGACGAGCGTCTGCGCACGGCTTCGCTCGTCTTTCACGATGTCCTTAACTCGCTGACCCATTAGGTCGAGATCGTCGCGTCTCTGTTTCGCGAGGCGTTTGCCGAAGCGCTTGAACTCCTTCTGCGTTTTCTTCGTGCCACAAACAGTGACATTTCTCGTGGAGGCGGCGGTGACGGTGAACATGTGTTTAAGTTAAGCGAAGATTATTCTATCGACACAGATTTCACGCCCCCCATCGCGGCCTCGAGCTCATCCATCGATTTGAAATATCTTTTCAAATCCTTTTCAAATCGCTTAAGTTTCACACGGTCGGGATCGTTTAAGTAAATCCACGCCAGGTTACATTTACTGTATTTCGTGTTCTTCTGGTTCTCGTTCGGCCGCCTTGGAATGAGCTTTGTCGACTTTTTCTTCTTCGAAGCGGTGGCTTTTCTCGGTTCGACGCGTCGAATGAATGAGAGTCCCATGAGCACCGTGTCGGCCAAATCGTCTTTCTTTTTTGATTCATAAAATAACGCCAACCAGTGCTTGTTGACGTCACCTTCTTCGAGTAAAAACTCCTCACAACGCACGATAGCGGCGTTCTTGCGCTTTTTATACATCTCTCTACCCGCGCCGACGCAGTCCGTAACTTTATGCTTCGCATCGTATATGATTGTCTCGGCGTCTGGACACTTGATGATGAAATATGTGTGAAGAAAGTGCTGAACAGAGACCATTTTCTTGTTCTTATTTGGCTGTTTTTCAATGAGAATTGTCGTCGCGTGTAAGAGCCATGGACGCTCGTCCAAGTGCTTCCTGAGAGACAGAAACAGACCGTCGGAATGTTGCGGGGGAACGCCGCCGCAATCCCAGTGTTTTATTTCACATGTGAGCTCATCGATGGCGCAAATCGCGAGATTCCGAATGCCCACGTCGATGCTCAGGAGCATCGTATTAACTAAAACTGCGAATTTTTAAACGCACATTTATCGCTTCGGCATTTTCATTTTGAATTTTCCACCACCACCACCACCGCCTGCCGACATGGCGCCGGCACCGACGACGAGTACACAGCATAACACACAGCAGATTGCAGAGATGATCCCACCCATCTGACCCATTTGAGCAAATGGATTGATAGCCTTCGCGAGATCGTCGAGACCCTTCGACTCCTGCGTCGTCTTTTGCATGATTTCCGTTCGCAAGTCTCTCGCACTCTTATCGTTCGCGATGATTTCTGTGATTTTCTTACCAATCTGTTCAGCGACGAAGCTGACGTGCATGTTCTGGTCAAACTTACACGGTTGGCCGACGCACGCCGCGATGAGGTCGGCCGGGGGCGGTACGCCGAGCTCCTTGTACACGTTCAAACCACACGGATCGATAGTTATGTCCTTCATGTTCATGTTTTGCGTCGGTTTCATCTGCTGACTTATAGCGTTGATCTGTTCACTGCTCAACTTCACTTTGGTTTTGTTTTTGATGGACTTTTTCGTCTCGTTCATCTTCGAATCGAAACCAGAGATCCCGAGGAACCCAGTCTTTCGTTTGGACTCCTGTTTGACTTGGTCACCGATTTTGTCCACGATGGTGTTCATCATGTTCATGGCATCTTCCGCTTCGATATTTTGTACTGCCTTCATTTCGCCTTTAAAATTCTGAGTCGCTTCGAACGCACACTTCGCGTCGATGCCGCTCAAATTCATGTTCTGCACGGCAACCGTCTGCTGAGCCATGGACGACACTTGTTTCGACAGTGCCTCTTTCGTGATTTCGTTCACGACCTTCGTCTCGACGACGGTTTTCGACGAAGATGCACCCATCTCTGGTTAAGATACGCTGCGAAAAAAGTTCAAGTTAAAGGAGAGATCATCTTTTAAGAAAAGATGTCGTGGTGTTGGTGGTGCTGCCATGCCTTCGACGGTGAGCCTCTCCAAATGCCTCGACGACACGATCCCCTGCGCAACAAGTTTACGACCCAGGGCCATTTTTGCTCCTGGAGCTGCATGAAAGCTTTCGCCGTTGACAAATTTGGAGTCAACGCCGGGAGCGTCATCTGTGGAAACATCATCACGTACCGCAAAAAGAAATACGATAAGATTGGCTCCGTACCGATGGCGCCGAACCGATTCAGACTCATCGAATTCGGTGGCGACATGACCATCGAGGAGTTTCGGGCCAACTCGCTTCGCGACGAGGGCGTTTCTAAACACGTCGAGACGAGCGCACACGTGGAGCGATTGATTCCGTTTACGTCCGCCATCGAGGAAGCGTCGATGGCGGGCACAAAGAAGCGGGATAACGATGATGATCCCGCGCCCGGGCTCAAACTGAAGCGAACGAAGCCCTTGAAGAAGACTCACGCGAGTCTCGAAGACGCGCTCGGTTTAGTCATTAAGCCGAAACAGTTATCACAGGAAAAGCCTTTGTAAAGAAAAGTACAACGGTGACACTCTTTGACGTCGACGCACGCCTTCTTGATTTGACATTGTCCCGAGTTATATTTTTGTAATTGTGCCACTGTGTAGACGTCGTACTGAATCATTTTTTTCAACGGTGGGAATCCCATGCCTTTTCTCTTTTGTGTGAATTATTTGTTTAAGCCGACATACACGGGCACATCATTTTCTTCGCCTTCGCGGCCATCGCGATCGCGTCAACCATGGGCGGGACCATGCGCTTCAAAAGGAGCTCGAACTCCGTGTCCTCGTCACCCGCGTCGATCTTGGAGATCAAGTGGTTGAGGATGTCGATGACGAGCTTCTTCTTGTCCTGGCCAGACATCTTCTTGATCTTTTGCGCTTGAGCGATGAGGATGCCGAGAATGCCCGGGACATCTTCCTTCGTGAGCCCGTCCCGGAGGTATCGGCGGTCGATATCGTTGACGGCCTGGACGAGCGACTTTTGCTCGGCGCTGGAGATAACGAATTGCTGAATGATGGATTCCATCTGGGCTGGGTTTTTTATGTGAGCGTAGATTAAAAATGAACGTGGACAACGCGCTCGTTTCAGTGGCCGTCGCCATCGGGTTCTATAAGATGTACGACGCGTTTCAAAACCGGGACGAACTCACGCGAAAAGATATGAAGCACGTCCTCCTGGGGATCGCGGCGAGTTTGCTGTGGCTCACGTACCAGAAGCGGAATGGTTCGGATATGTGGGCGACGTATACAGCCGCTGGACTCATATTTCAGGTGTACATAGCCATGTACATCATTGCATCCCAGCCTACTTTCGTCTGACGAGGGCGACACCCGCCAAGAAGCTCAGAATGAAGCAAAGAAGGGCACCGATCGACGCCTTCTTTTCATGTTCAGTCGCGTTATCGCACTTGCGCGTGATGTCGACGGAGACGGAGGCGCCGAGAATGCCGAGGAGGCCGAACACGGCCATGAAGGCACTCACGTCGTTCTTGAACATTTTGCCGATGAGAAGGGTCGCGGAAATGGTCAGAGAGATGGCGAGCGTGTGTGACAAGAGGCGGTGGAGCGTCTTGTATCGCTCCTGCTCATTTACGGCACCACAGCCCTTGAACGTCTTCATGCCGACGTAGGACGCGGTCGCGTAAACAACGCCAAGGGTGATGATGAGCATAACTCCGACGGCGTTCATTTCGACGTCGATCTTGCCGCTCTTAATCTTTTCGAGGACACGGACGGATTTTTGATTGATGACCGCGGGGGCGGCCAACGCTTTTTTGCCGAGAAGTTGCATTTTTTTGCCGAGAAGTTGCATCTCGCGCGCAGGTTATGAGAAGTGTAGATTTTTATTGCATGAGCTCGCGGTACCGCTCGTACGATGGCTTGTGGATGAATTCTTCCGACCCGAGAATGTGCTGAACGTTCTCGTATCCGATGTACTCTTTCTTCATGTCCTCTGTGAGATCGTGTGGATTACGCTCCTGGTACACGGTCGGTGGTCCGAAGCACACTTTGTATCCCAACTTTTGAACGATGTACGCACCGAATATATCGTCCATCCGCCCGCATCGATCGAACACGAAGTAGTCCTTGAGAACGCGACTCGACAGTAGTGTGTTTTGAGAATTGAACGGCGCGATCGCGCTTGAACAGTAGTACGACGTGATGTCACTGAACTCGACCTCCGGGTTGTGTATCATTCGACAGACGGCGTCCACATCAGGGTCACCGTTCCACAAGTTGGCCTGTATGTCGAAAACGGGACTCTCGATGAGTTTCGAGGTCAGACCGAGGCGCTGACTCACGTGTTGTAGCGGAAACCCGCGGTGCCAGAGGTGGTGGTGTTTCGTGGCGGCGAGTGGATCGAAGAATTTGCACTCAGTGGGCGTGTATTCACGAATCCGGGGCGCGACGGGTTCGATGATCGGTGAACTCGGGTGCGTTCGGCGGAGCACGTTTGAGCTGATGGGTCGAAACCCCTCGAACATCTCACCCCAACCCTCGAGCGGGATGTTATCGTCGTCGACGGTCGCGATGACGTCATAGTCTTGGGAATTCGCGTAGACAAAACCCATGTTTCTCCGCTGAATGGTCTTCCAGCCGAGCATGTCGCTCAGTGACTTATCGATATTTTCTTGCTTTTCGGGTGACAAGTAGATGCATCCATCGAGCGCTTCGTAGTCAGCGTGGGGGGTTTTCGTGTCACCGACGACGATGAAATCCCAGTCGCGCTTAGCCGCGTACGCGAGGGACGCTTTCGTCGGGGGATTGATTGTGGTCGTCACGATGGCCTTCTTCATCTTCTTTCTTTTGTTTACATGTCGATTTCTCCTTTAAGCCCCCAATTGTCATCATTCTTTGTGATTGGGTTCATCTCGGGGCTATTCGCGATGTCGGGTGAGTTGTACCGCGCGTGTTCGATGTGATACACCGGTGGGAAGTTGGACGCGTATACCACGCCACCGGACATGATGACTTGATACTGCACGGTGGTGTCGGCGTAGAGACGCTTTTTCATCTCTTCTTCAAACCCTTTTATCGTGTGCCACGTGTCGCGATGCGCGGCTTGAAAGTCGCCACAGGCGCAGATCACGGATGCCAAAGTGTGGTGTGAACTCACGGGGTTTGCGTCGAGGACGTCTTTCGTCACCGCGAGGTGCGGCGACATGAGGCGTTTTTGCATGGGCCAAAGTCCGAACACGAGAGGCATGCGCTCTTGTACATCGACCGTCTCGCCAAAAATTTTGGTCAGGTCCTCTAACTCGACATCGTGCTTCGCGAGTGTGAGCATCATCCCCGGTTTCATGTCGCGAAACGCGAGTTCGAGTTGTTCGCGCGACGGGGCGATAATATCGATGTTTGTGGACACGACGACGTCACCCGTCGCGCGTCTGATACCGACGTTGCGCGCCATGACTTCACACATCGGTTGCGCCGGCGCATCGCCCATTATTTTTTTGACTTGTGCCGGTGTGACTTCGATGACCCGGAGGCGGTCGACGTTCGTGAGCTTGGATTCGAGCTCGGCCGCGACGGTCTTTTTGCCCTCTTCGGTGTTCCAATCTACGTAGATCACTTCGTCGAAACTCTGGAGCATCGAGTTAAGGGAATACACGGCCGATTCGAGGAGATGACCGCCATAATTGTCGTTTCGACCACAACAGACGGCTGACAGTTTCATCTTGTGTTCGTTTAGAAGATCAAACCTTTAACTTGTTCGATTACAAAGATTCGTAAAGCTCGTTTTGCGCGTTCTGTTTCGCGACGCTCTTGACGTGCCAGATCGCGGTCGATGGGCTCGCTTCGAGCGCATTCGCCTCACTGCCGGTGAGTTTTTCGTGGACTTTTCCGGACCATGTGATTTTGGGGTCATTTTTGTAATATCGGCCCTGATAGTCGGGCCAATTGATGAATCCCGCGTCGTTCACGTTGAATTTGTGCTTCTCGAGGAATGCACGCGTGTATCCGGGCACGATGTTGATCCGCGGAATGAAAAGGATGTCTCCATCGAACTGTTTGATGTGCTGGATGAGAGTCTCCTGTGGGATCTCATCGGCGTCGAGCATGAAGATGTAATCACCCTTACACTGCGTCGCGTGATAGTTGCGGTGCGCCGCGAAATCTCCATCGTGTTCACGCTCGCACGTGGATACGTCGGGTAAATCGAAGCGCGCGAGCACGTCTCGGACATCTTGAGTAACTTTGCCGGTGTCGATGAGCACGTTGATGTCATCGCCGGCATCTTTGTTCTCGGTGAGAAATGTCAAAAGATCATTGAGTTCGCGAGCCTCTGTGCACACTTCCACGGCGTACGTGATTGACGGCATCTTTCTTCTCTTGTTTGTTCTTTTCTTCTTTAAGCCGAACAAGTGCTTCCACAGCGATTCTTTCTTCTTTCGATAAGCCGGCAAAGATGCGTCGCGGCATATCTTTCCAACTCTGTGAACGTAGTCTTTAAACGGGCACATCATCGTCGCTCACCATTGTCACGTCCACGT